AAAATGCTTATTTTCTAACGCTATCCACAACATCGATTTCTGGTTGAACAGATCGACGTAAACATCTTCAACTATCCAAGGCTCAGGACTTTTTAGCTTAATCTCATCTAGTCCCGGCTTTATCGTTGCCCACCAATTTCGTATCTCCTGCTGCGGTATAAAGTTAAATTCAATCATCCGACGATAATGTACCCATAGGTTTTGTCTGCCGTACTGTTAGCCCAATGACTGACAGTTGCTTCCCCTTGTTGCTGGCTTGAAACGTAAAGATTGGTCGTAGCCGATGGCGCAACATAAGTTAGCGTAACAATAGCACTAGGAATAGATGGACGGGTAGGACTTGTGCTAGTTCCATATTGTTCTAGCGATACGCCTGTGTTTGTCGTTCTCCACATAATTTCAGCGTAATCGCCTGCGTTCATTTCTAAAACGTAATTCATCGCGGCAATTAGGTGGCTCGGATCACCTGTGCTTTTCCTTGCTGGCATATGGAAACGGCTATTCGAACCAGCCACATCCGACCCATTCTTACGGAACCAAATATCTACGTCTTGACCGTCATTGGTCGTGTTTTTAAATTGGAAAGAAAACTGGATGTTGTAAATCCCATAATTCCTAACGTTAAGCCTAGAACTATTGGAAAGGTAAATCCCATTGGAATAATCTGTTGTGTTAAAGGTAACTGCATAGGCTGTAGTCGTGTTCGCAGCCGTTTGGTCTGTGGAGTCCTGAAACGCTCCATAAGGAGCCGAATCAGCCTCAGCAGCATTAGATACCGGAACAAAGAAAATAAGGCTGTCGTTGCCTATACGACCGTCGTACAGGGTTGTTGTAACCGCATTACCTGTCGCTAGGGTCAGAAGTCCTGAGTTATTCGTCTTTCCGTCCATAATGCCACGAACAACCTCAGCAACATCACGCTCCGAGGCTCCAAATGGCGGTAATGTGCGAAATTGACGAGTCATCGATCACCAGCTTTCGTTACATCGACATCAACAGCCACCACAGTACGCCAGTTGCTACCCGTAGGACGTACCTTTACCCTGTGATAGTTACCGCTAGACCGCACAGATACCCGATTAATCGAGTCTGGAGAGGAATAATCCGTAAAAGTAACGTTATCTTGGAGCAATACTCGACCAGATACCGCTACATCGCCACTACCATTGTCAACAATCGGCTTAACTAGGGTCATTAAGCTCCTGCCGATGTCTAAATCGTTCGTCGTAACAGAGGCTTCAGCATAATCGCCCGTAAACCCGTACACTTTTTGACCGTAAACCGCTGCTAAGAACCAAGTTCCACCCGCATAAGCACGATCATCTAGCGTAATCGACGCAGCATCAATCGATGGCAACGATAAAGTACAGTTACTCGTCGTAATCGTGCCTGAACCTACCGTCGTAAACGTGAAACTGTTGTCATCGACCTTAGTAATTTGATAAAACCCGTCAGCAGCACCACCAGATGTTGCGTCAAAGTAAACAAAAGCATTGGTATTTAGCCCATGATTGTTTGCCGTTACGGTAACAGTCGTAGTTGTACGAGTATAAGTACCTGCTAGCGTATTCGTTCCCGGAGTAATCGAGAGCTTATCCAATGCCTCTAGCGAAGCCGAGGAAGTCACCACATAAGAGATAGACTTAACGTCAATCGTAGAGTAAGACCAGCGATTTAGCTTCTGGCTGTAAATAAGTAATTTGTTACCTGCGGCTGTTGGAACTACCCAAATAATGAGCGATCTCACAGGGTCAACCGTCGCACTCATCTCGTTAGTTACTTTGCTAATCGAGACATTCTCAAAGAACCAACGGTCAACCTTCTCAGCACCAATTGCCGTAACCGTTTGTCCGTTACAGGCATAGAAACCATCGTCCGCTAGGAAGTAGGTAATTCCTGATAACTGAGCAATCGAGCCGTTAGCGATACATCCCAAAGACCGAGAGATAGCGTCAAACTGGAAGAAGAACGGGCTACCAGCATACGTCATCCGGTAAATCGCCTTTTCCAAGAAGATCAGCCCGTATTCACCGCCAGCAATACCAGTAATATCGCCGCCGTCAGGAAGCACCTGAGCATCAGCTTGGGCAGCCAAGGATGGAGTCCAAACAGTCTCGTTATTAATATCCGACCAGTAAACCTTAGATTCCTCGCCAGCTACGTTAGCCGCTACAACGAAATCTCGGACTACTGTAACAAACTTAGCAATAGGCGCATCAGCGGCTAGGTCTGCAAATGCCGTACTCGAACCTAAGTCGTAAGCCTGTAGCTTAGAGTTACCGTCAGCAGCGATAACCACAGCACCAAACTGCGTCACATCCCATGCCAAAGCCGAGTAACCGCCAGCCTTACTAACATCAGTATATGAGTTGTTTGACGTATCGAACTTGTATAACTTAGAAGCACTAGCCGCAAACAAGACATTCTGACCGCCGTACTTACCACCAAAGCAAGTTAGCAAAGTCTCGGAAGCCTGAGTCTCATCGTTAGGATAAGGCTCAATATTGGGGATAGGCGCATAGCCACTAGCAACCGGATAACAGTTCACCGCATCCGATACCGCCTGAACGATACTCGGCTGATCTGGTAGCCACTCACCAAAGTTTATTCTTGTCGTTGCCATGTATCACTCACCGGAGAAACTTTCGTCCATTCTTCACCGTAAATCATGCCGTCAGCAGTTACCACAGCCTTAGCACTGATTGACCCTACAGCACTCGATCTCGTAACCCCACCAACGCAACGAACGTCAGCCTCAGCAGTAACCGCAGCAGATGCCAAAACAGCATTGTTAGCGATGGCACTAAATCTACCTACGCCAACAATCTGAGCAGCAGCAAACTTAGCCGTTCCACCTACTGCCGTAACCGTAGCCCTGCCTAAAATAGACGCTACAGCAGTCCTAGAGTAGCCTCCTAGCGCAGTGACTACGGCACGACCAGTAACAGCCGCTGAACCCTGTATAGCCCCCTCGTAAGCCGTTACAACAGCCCTACCGAGGATTGCACCAGAAGCATTGACCGTCTTAGTTCCAGCCGCAGTAACTAACGCTCGACCGTTAATCGCCCCTGACGCTGTGACAAGCGTAGTGATGCTATCTTCAGATATTGCAGCAGCAGATAACGGTAGGAATCCAAGCATTTAAGGCTCCACAGCCCAAGTTACTGACCAAGGGAAACCCTCTTGTGACGGAATATCACGCAAGGCTTGACGATAAGCAGCCCAAGCCGCCTGATCCACCGGAGCATCAGCAACTTGCGTCCAATCTGAAGCAGTCAGCTTACGGTTTCTTTCATCCCGTACAGATTTTGCCTGATTTGCATCAATAGAGGCAATGGCTTCAGCGTCCATATCCGCAACGGAGAACTTGGTAAACCACTGTCCATTGATTTCCTCGACACCATCTCGGTAAGCAGTCTGGTATCTCGTTGGCTGTGCTTGTGCGCCATTTAACACCGGATCAGCATCAAAGCCATTGAGTAGCTCAACCGTTAGCTGTTGAGGAAAACTGGTATTCGGATGAGCAGCGCGGAACTCGCTCTCTGTCATCACTTGCCCTGTTCGTAGTCTGATTTCCATAGTTGTCCTCAAGCAATAGCAAGGTAAATGTAGGTTGCGGTGTTCACGTTGATGTTCGTGGCTGACAGCTGGTTGACGATGAAGCCACTGTTATCGGGGTCGATGCTGTCATCGGTGGTCACTTCAGCCGCTGATGAATTCACTGACAATCGCGAATCATTACCGCTGACGATACCTCTAGCAGTATCCCAAACGTACCAATCGCCTGTTGAGTCTGTGCGCTTAATCATTACGAATCGCGCACCAGCAGTAAATCCACAGTTGATCGTCTGGTTGCTGCCGTTGCCTGTGTAGCTGCCTACTTTGGAAACGCCTGAGACAGAAGCGAATAAGTAGGAGACGTATGTTCCACCTGAAGCATTAACGTCAATATCAGCTGAATCCAAAGTTATTTGAGTTGATGTTGGAGAAGTACTGTCCATGCCGCCCCATGTGCCAGAGGCAAAATTTCTATGCAGATAAATGACATTTCCAGCACCTAAAGCCGTGTGATAAACCATCCACCAACCAGTTGAGTCGCGCCTTTTGAAAATAATCATTTCAGGAGCGACGCCAAGATTGTGCGTGATTGTCCGATCCGCACCAGTGCCGGAATAGCACACCACATCAAAGAATCCGGGAGCGCGACGGAAGAAGTAGTTAATGTAGGTAATGGAGGTGGCGTTTATGTAGCCTTGCGCAGTGTCTGATCCTACCGTTATCCCATCCATCGTAAATGACATAAGACCAGACGTATCGCCAACTTCAGCGGCAGTGCCTGTCGTAACCAGAACATTGTTAGCGCCACGCAATCTGTCGTAAACCCCCGTTCCGTAACCGTTTGTCCTTGCTGGAGAAACCACAAAATCCGGCGCAAACCCAACGCCCGAAACCGTTGCCGAAGCGCCAGTCCCTGACCGCGCAATGCCGCTATAAACACTCGTCCCGCTCGTCGGCGTTTTCATCGGGCCACGACGGATGGCGATGTAGACGCAAGTGTTCCCTGCCGTTATTGCGTGTTCAAAACCTGTTGATGTTGGCTTTGGGTAGTTGGCGTTGGCTTCTACATCAGACAGGTTTGGAAATAAATTTTGCGTGGTGCTTGATGCAACACCCCACCCGCGCATATTGTCAACCATAACCCAATTACTAGTAGCGTCTGCGTTTTTAAACAATAGCCATTGAGGTTCGTATCCAAGCGTGACTGTTTGTATGCCGCCTGTACCGACAAAAGCTCCACACGAAATCACATTGTCCGTACCAGCAGCGCCAAAGCCTCCGGCGTCGTGGGCAAATAGGTACATGACGTAAGTAGCATTCGCCGTTAAATAGCCAGCGGAAAAAGTTACGTTACTAGCATCTGCGGTATATGAGATAGCACCACCAGCTTGAGGAGAAGTAGTACTCAAACCTAAATATTGATTTGATGCTAATGACCTGTGATTGACAATCCAAAACTGAGAGATTCCGGTAGCCTTAGTAATCACACAGCCGGGAGTTGAACCCAAGTTATGCGGCACTACGATTGTTCCACTGGCAGGAGCAGTAAACGTAACTACATCAAAGAACTTTGCTTGCTTTCGGAATGTCCATGAGACGAACGCCGCGTTGTTCTCATTAACGTATGCGTACCCATCAACACCAATATTGAAGCCAGTACTAGAAACCGAAGTAATATCCCAAGTTGACGAAGATACGCCGGCTTGCCCATCACTTAAATTAGAACTAAGTCGGTTTCTAAAATTATCTCTTGCGGAATCAAAAAGAACATTAGCGCGAGCATTTGGACTGCGTTCTTTTATCCAAACTAATCCACCTTTCGTCAGGTCAACCCCATTTGTAATTGTCTGCGACGTGCCGTTGCCCGTATACAAGTACGTCGAGAATACGTCCTCAATGTAAACCGCAGGCGGCGCAGAGACAGAAGCGGCTAACGCTTTCTTAGAAAACATTAGGCATCTCCCACTCGCGCGCCGTACACCTGACCGCCAACTTTCCACAGCACGATCGTTGTATATCCTGTCGTAGCAAGTGTAGGCGCAGAACCTGAGTCTGTTTCCCATATAACACCAGAACCACCCCAAGTCGCATCTGTCCACGTTAAGGCATAGGCAGTACCGTCATCGACCATCAAGGTAATCGCTTCACCATTAACAAAGCTAGTTCCCTTTGGTGTGCGGCTTGCACCCAAGGTAATCAACTGAATTGAACCGTTACCCGGATTAATCTCAAACGCTGCACCGTCTGTAATGGTGAAAACGTCCTCAATGATCGTGCCAATGATCGTAGGATCAGTTAGCGTCTTGTTGGTCAGTGTCTCAGTACCCGTCGGGGTTACATAATCAGTACCAGCAGTAGCAGCAGAAAAAGCACTCTGACCGTTACCCTTAACGATACCTGTCAAGCTAGCAACGCCTGTACCGCCGTAAGGAACAGTAATTTCAGTGCCATTCCATACGCCAGAGCTAATCGTACCTAGCGCATTGACGTTACCACTCGCGTCCTTATAAACCGATCTCTCAGCCGTATAAGTACCAAAGACATCCTTAGCGCCAGCACCGAAATTAACAGCGTTATTACTGTTAGATGATTTCAGTACCGTAGTACGAGCTAACGTACCCGTTCCAACAGTACCGAGACCAACTTCCCAATCTGCACCGAGAGTAATCGTGTAATAGCAAGTATTACCATCGCCAATCGCCGATCCGAAAGTACGAAAGCCCGTTACTGCACCGTCCAAGGTAAGTGTGCCTGTGCCGGTCGTGGTGGACGTTTCCCGAACTCGGTCAGCAATTACGAGTGCCATAGATTACTCCAGAGTTACGGAAAGGTTGCCTGTCGAGATTGTGAACACATCACCAGAAGCAATCGACTTAGACGCATCCAAGGCTGTGTAATACAGCAGGTTGCCGCTAGTTGTCGCATCCAGAATGCCAACATGAGTCACAGTACCCCATGTGCCAGTAGCAGTTGGGAAAGTAACTGACGCGCTATTCGTCGATACACCGTTGCTAGGAGAACCAAACGTTACCGCTGTACGAGCGTAGGAACCACCAGATACCTCAGTACCTGTATTGCCTTCACCCGGATCGCTTGTGTAAAGACCTACATAAACCGCAGCAGGGCTTGTGTAGCTTGTATTGCGGAGAGTAGCGTTAATTAGCGCATTCTCCAGATAATTAGACATCTCAGCCATGATTTACCTCACGTTATAAGACATAGACATAGGTTGACCACTATACTCACTTGCTTGATCGGACGTAGAGATAGAATCAATCGCCCTAGAATACAAGGAAGCCCAAGTCTGCACCCTTGCATCATTCATCAAATACGGCTCTGCCTCTGCCAAAGACGCATATAGCAACGCATCAGGCACATAAGCCAAGAATACGTTACTAGCTGTCGAATCTGATAATACAGGAGGCTTGGCGTAATACAACATCTGCGCCGTATAAGACGAATCTGGAACCGGAGCTAACTGCATCTCCGCACCGAGAATAGTGTAATCAATGGGCTTGCCGCCATCCGTTACCCTAGATTCCTGATAAAACGAGTTAGGAGCCTTGTAACGTAGCGTAGTAATCGGAGTCGTGTTGAGATGAATATCCCTCATCTCTAAGAAGTCGGTAGGCAGTCCAAGTGTTGAATCGCCACCCGTTGTACTTGCTGTAGCTACCACTAACATCTGACGAATTCTTAGGTCTCTCTGCAACCTAGTCTCAGCCAGACGGATAAAGTCCGGAATAACTGAAGTCAGATCACTACGAGCCAGATAGTTAGCTATCGTTGTTTTTAACTCGCTATAGGTCGTAAATGCCATGTTATTCCTCTAGCTGCTCAAAATCTTTCCAACCGTATTCGTAAGTGCCGATGTGCCGGATGTGCATCGATAGTTCATGGTCTACATACGTCTGGAAGCCCTCAGAACCAGCCTTGACGCAGAAATACACATCCTCACCACATACCCCGTTAGAACCCCATCCAGCATCGAACCAAGGTCTTCCGGTCTTTTCAAACACTTCTCTACGGATCATCACAGCACCAAACCCAACCGCTGTAACTTCCTCAATTCCTTCTTTGCCGCGAGAGTCAATGTTCGACCACTTACGAACCTCTGTATCACCGTCCATATACCTTGTGAGTATCTTGGCTGTAGGCGTTACAGGCTTCCTTCTAGTCGTTGCATTTACCCCAACAATCGGCACATCTCTACTTAACATTATGTCAATGATGTCATGCGGAAACCGCATATCGCTATCAATAAACAATAGCGCTTCACATCCTTCACCTAATGCCACTTCTGCCAACTTCTCACGCTGGTCAAATATCAGCGTTCCCGGCATTGTGTATAAACTTAAACCGCCTTTACCATCTTTGCAACGTACTGACGCATCATGCGCTGTCATTCGAGCAAAGTCAAAAGCAAAACCAGTATGAACCTCATCCCGGCATGGTACACAAACGCCTACTCTCATACAGTACCCCTATACGTTTTCCACACAGCATTATCAGGATCGTTCAGCCACCTAGCGAAACCGACCTCATCGACCACGTTAAAGCCCTTCATAATCCCTTTCTGGTTCAGTACATCAATAACCGTAAAGGGTATTCGAGCAACGTGATGCAGTTCGTTTAGGTGTCCTTGCCGAGACTTATCGTAGTCCAGTTGCTTCTTATTGGCTTCGATAATCTCTGTTACATCCTGCTTAGTCTCGATGACAATCCCGCCATCACCGTCTTCAAATGCTGTTTGAGTCCGTATCGGAGTACTCATAAATTCCTTTTGTAGGTAGCCCCCACCGTTAGGCAGGGGCTATTTGCTACTTATTACAGAGACATATCAAGGTCAGCAACGATGCCATGTGCGGCTTCGTTCTTAACCTCGAGCGTTACTTCAGCCAGAAGCTGAGTGTTCTCGCTGTCGCCGGTCTTAGCCAGATCATTGGTCTGGAATGGACGCAGGTAAGCAAGTGCTGCATACTCAGGATCAAGGATCAGAGCATCACGGGTACGCATGAAGCGGTTAGGAACAACCGACATCGTGCCAAAGTCCGACATATAAACGTCAGCCGCACCGATAATGGTGGTCGGAGT